ATCAAGTTGATGCCCGCGTTTTTGACGTAGTCCAAGTACTTAACAATACTTGTCCCCTTCTCCACCTTGTGTTGCGTGCCGGGGCTAAGCGGCCACGGTTTCCACCCCATCCAATGCCACATATCCGGCTCGTCTTTGATTCGATCGTACCAACCGGAAGCCCACCCCTGCAATACCACGTCCGTGTATTGCGTAGGCTGCCCGCGCCACCCGGCGGACTTGGTGATCGGCGCGGGCTTGTCAGGAAGCCAGTAGAGCGGTATTGCGTTTGGGACTACAATCGCCTTATCAAGCCCCATACTGTCTTTGATACTTTGGGTTGAACACCAAAGCGCATCGGCGGTCACGGCGGCTGTGGCCACTACCTGTTTACGTTCAGGGTCGTTGAATGTATCGAACGCCGGGTGCATGATTGGAATATTGAACAGGTCGTCATCATAATCCACGGCGACTTTTACGCCCAACTTTTTCGCCGTGGCAATCATTTCCATTTCGATCGGCTTCGACGGCCGCGCCAAAATCAGCCAGTCGTACATCATTAGTTCGCCCTCCTTGAAGTCCTGTTTGACGTCGAAGTCGAAGTTGTTGAAACTTTGCCGCATGGCCTGTAGTGGCTGATACAGCCTCCAGTATCCCACGGCTCCGAGTGCGGGCGGCTCGATAATAAGTACTCTCATATTTTTTATTTACAAATTTTTAAATAGATCGTCATCTTCTTCTTTTTCACGGTTAGCCACTTGTTTTAAGGCGTCATAAACCACCCAGGTGGACAAAATTACAATGGCGGCCATTGCAGAGTAGATAAGCATGATTCGTACAGGTTTTCGATAAAAGATTCACCCTGCTCTTTCCATTTCTCGTGATTGAGCGCGTGCGGGTGGTATAGCAGATCAGGGTTGCCAATCATGGCGGTCATATAGTTAATGGCTTTTTTTCGAAACTGCTCATAACTACGGACGGGGTAGTGTTCATAGAAAAAGTCATCCCGTTTTTCAGAATATTGGGTAGAAAATTCGTGGCTGCCATAACTGAGCGTCCATGCGTAAGGCACCCGCCCGAACACCTTTCTTTGTGGCTCGTGCCACTTTGATTTTCCGTTGCAGAAATTGTCCCGGTAGGGGATCGAAAAACTACAAAAATAGAACTCGCTGGCATCGGCCAATTCTTGCAGGTATTTGCGCAAATCAAAGTTCGGGATGGTGCTGGCGGGTTGCTCATCGGCGTCAATCGGGAATATCCAGTCGTGGCCTAAGTGGATAGCCTGGTTCTTCATGAAGTTGTACACCTCGCGTCCCGGATAATTCAGGATATTACTCTCCATGATCTTAACTGTAATATTCCCGGCTTCCGCCTTAAACCGCTCTACCTCTTTCATGGAATTATCGGTAGAGCAGTTGTCGGTAAGGTAAAAGGCTTGCACGCCGATTGCATGCCATTTTTTTAACGTTTCGTAAATGATATCTTCTTCATCTCGAAACATCATTATCGCTGCTGGATTCATTCTAAAGGTTTTAGCATTACAGTAAACCCATTGCCGACTTTATCGTCGGTTTCAAGGCAGTCAATTATGAAAAAGCCGTGCGCCTCGCACATATCGCAAAATGTTTTCGGCGTCCACCGGGAATAGTGGCCATGCAGGTCTATTTCCGGCGCTGGAATATCGCCCGAATGCCGCAACTCAATTTCCTCAATCGGCGTCAATGGCAGCGCCCGATCAGATTCCAGCGCGTCGCGCTTTGGACAGATAATATAGATATATTTTCGGGCTATCCTACTCCATTCTTTCAGCGCTGCAATCGGATCGAAAAAGTGTTCAATAACGTGGCTGCTAATCACAAAGTCGAACGACTTATCCGCCACCGGGATTTTTGTCCCGTCGGCGACAATGGCCACGGGCATATATTCCCCGCACATTTGGACTTCCGACTGCTTAAAAACCGTATTCGGGTCGTCGGTATAGTCAACGTTGAGCGTATTCAGACCAAAGGCGTTATGCGCCGACCCGCCTATTTCTAAGCCTGTCAGGCCGTCCAGCCATTTGTGGGCGTGTTGTGATTCGGGAAATTTCATACTGTAAATTTATATATGATATCCTTTAGTTGAGCCTCTGTTATTTCTTTGTTGTCAAGGTATATTTTCCCGTCGGCCGGGCATGTGTTTTCAAACTGCAAAAGATGAACTCCTTTATATTTCCATCCGGCCGCCTCGCATCCAGACTTTAAAATTTTATGTAAATCTCCATAAAACAGTCTTTGCTTATCCAGCATCCTTCCGTTATAGCATTTTACCTCTATAACCATGATTTCTTTAGTCTTGTAATTTCTAAGCAAAAAATCGACATCGTTTGCTGTAAATCCATATACGCCCGGATTGCTTTCCCTAACCCATTTAGAAAAGTTTAAATTTCTTTTCCCTGTAACTTCTTTAGTGTGTGTCATAATAATTAAAATTTTATAAGTGTTGTTTCATCCTCAAATAAATACGACCCCCCCATCCGCTGCTCGCCTCGATCGTGCAGCCAAAGCCCGATTGCATTTAGCAGCGCCGCCACAAAGTCAATTTTATCCGGGCTGCTGCCTTTCGACGGTAGGCGGTTTTCGTTCCGATCATATTGCATTGCTACATTAGAAAGCATCCACCCGGCGACCGGGTTGCCCTCGTGTAGGACTTCGCCGCGAAGCATCATGTTTTCAAATACCTGGGCGGCGGGTGAAAGGTTGCGCCACGATTGCCCGTAACTAATCATACGCACGCCGTCCTGCTGAAGAAGCGGCGCAAGGTACCCGGATAAGTGCGGGTCAAAAGCAATGCCTTGCAGGCGAAGGTTGCCGCAAATCTGGTTTATGTCCTGCCTTATCAGTTCGTAATCCGTACTGTTATCCGACGTTATAGTGATCAGCCCGTCCGCCGCCCATTGCGTCACGAACGGCCGCCGTTTACCGTTCCGCTCTATACTATCCTCGGTAGTCCAAAAGTAAGGCAGGATAAGGTGTTTTTCTTCCGCATTTTGCGCCGGGAAAAACAAGACAAAGGCGTTAAAGTCGTTGGTGTTTGCAAGGTCAAGCCCGCCCCAACATTCCCGCGTCTGTATTTCTTCAATCGGTATGTCGCCGATGCAGGCCTGCCAAAGTTCGCTATCTATCCAGCCGTCTTTGGCGTTCCATTCCTCGTTTAGGTTCTTCACCCGGAAGTTCTTTTCCGCCGATGCCCCGCCCGTCGTGATCTGGTTGAACTCCATTTGCAAGCCCTCCATTGTGACGGATATTCCAAGCCCCGGGTTTGCCTTAATCCAGTTGGCCGGGTCTTTCCAGTCGTCCGCCTCATCCAGTTCGTAAATGAACGCCAAAAGTTCTTCGTTCTGGATCGTGCCTTGCAGCATATTCTTGCAGGCCTTCAAAAAATCCGAGTTCGGGCCGTTGGGGTTAAATCCGGCCGTCGTGATGATCCACGTCATCGGCACGACTGATGGATCGGGGAACTTCACCATGCCGGACTCCAATACCTCCATCACGCCGTTGTCTGTCCATGCGTGGTACTCATCCACCAGCACGCAATACGGGCTTAATCCATCCTCCGTTTTGGAATCCTTACCCATATACGATACCCACGAAAGACTGTCCCGCTTGCTGATCTTGCTGGAATTGTGGCCGATTGGAATATTGAGCATCGGCGACAATTCCGGGTTATCCGCGCAAAGTTGTTGCAGGGACTTCCGCTGCCTATCCCACCCGATCTTTGACTGGTCGCGCTTGGTGGCCGCCCAATAGATCTCCGAGTCTGGCACACCGTCAAAGAGGAAGGCGATGTTTCCTATCACCACCAAGTTCTCTGTTTTTGCGTTCCCGCGTCCTACCTTGATGTACACCTTTCGGAACTTGCGCCCGCCGTCGGGTTTTCGCCACCCGTAGAAAATGTACACAATGGCTGCAAACCAAGGCATAATATCAAACGGCTTTCCCGCGTATGCGCCCTTGCTAAATTTGAAGAACTGGAAAAGATTTAACGTTCTTTCCGCCTGTTCTTCGTCAAAGTAGTACGGAAAAGCCTCGGTTTTTTGGCGTTTTAAATCGTTTAGGTGGCGTTTTACCGCCAATTTAATCCACTTACAAGCCAGTATTTGACCGGTTTCAATGCCTGCAATATATTCCTGTGCTTTGTGGATCATCCCTGTTTATTGCGCCTTTTTGGTCACGCTCATAAAATCAAGTATTGAGGTGGTCGGCTTTGGCTTCTCGATCTTGATCCGCGCCCGGTCGGCCGGTGTAAGTCCGAAAGCCGCCCACAATGTACGCAATTCCTTTTGGCTTTCAACCATGATACGCCACGCCGGGTTAACCTTCGCCCCGGTGCTGGTTTCAATGATCGTCCCCTGCTTGTTTAGCACGGCGTTGGCGTCCTCAAATCGGAAGAAGAAAACGACGTAAGCCCGGATACTGTCAAGGTCTTGTGTTGCCAGCGTCCCCATCTCCTGCATGTTGGCGGTAAGTTCCAGCCATTTAGCGGCATGGCGTTCGTCGAAGTCGGCGGGCGGCTCGGGTAGATTCTTTGCGGGCGCTACCTCCAAGCGGTTAGCGTGCCGGACGGGCTGGTATGTGCCGTCGGCTTTGTGTCGTGTGGTGGGTTTGGCTGGGCGTCCTTTAGGCATGTGATGCGTGTTTTATTTTTTTGCTTTGTTTTCCATCATCTGTTTGAGTTTTTTCAGCCGATGCAGGTATGGCACACCTATCCGGCTGCCTTGATATTGTAGGGCGACGGATAGGTGGTTAGATATAAATAATTCCGGGTTTATAATCGTGGTTTCTCCGTTAAGTTGTATTGGGCCGTCCGGCTTGCGCTTTTCAAAAAATGCAACAATATCGGGCAGTTCGTCCCATTCGGATTTTTCGGCATTCTGATTTTCAGCGGGGCGGGTTTTGTATCCTTTGGTCATAAATCTCAATTTTGCATACGTTTGCGTGATGGGGGGCAACCGATTTTCCGGCAGGTAACAAAAAGTTTTAAATACGCCCCCGCCTTGCCTCTTTTGTGTTGGCTCGCTGTCGCGCGGTCTTAACAGCGTTACATCCCTTACATAACCCTTGTAGATTGTCCATATCCCACGCGCTACCACCATCCCGGATAGGTACGATGTGGTCAACGGTGTGGGTGGCCTCCTGCTTACATATCACGCACACCGGATCACGCGCCCGTATCAGATCACGAACAGCCCGCCACCGTGGCGTGTTGTACACGGTGTTGTATGTAGTGCGTTCCTCTTGCGTCCGCTGGTGACTCCACGGCTGCTTAGGCTTTAGTGATGATAGTGTTGGCGGCTTCTTTGGCATGCTTATATGTTTAAGGCTATTGACCCGCGCGTGGCGGATCAATAGCCTATAAATTAGTATAGTATCTTACCCATCTCTTCAAGCGCATATATCTGCGCCTTAATAGCTAAATCCCCGTTGCCCGGATTGATTATGGTTTCAAGGTTGAGCAGATCAATGGCTTTTTCTGATTCGTGTGCTGGTGTGCCGCTTTCGTAATTAGGTCGCATTACCCGGAATACCACGCCGCCCGCGTTCTGTATAGTGTTTACCTCATTTAGGAAGCGCACGTCGGTAATGATATAGTTCTGCGTAAAGTCCAGCCCGGAAAACAGCGCGTAAATCCAAATATCTTCGTGGAAATACTTTCGGAATAAATCCGTACCGATTTTCTGAAAAGCCTCACGCCGGGTCATTCCAAAATCCGACATTCCGTTTTTCCATTCCAGCGAATCCTCTACCGTTTCCCCGCTGATAATCGAATACACCTGTTTGAGCGGATCAGCGAACGCCACCTTCCGGAAGCGCATACCCGGGTAGTAATCGCAAAGCACGTTCGCCACGTAGTTTTTCCCGTGGCCGGATTTGCCTGCAAGTCCGATAATTAGGCCGCGTTCAGTCTTCATAGTGCTCAAAATCCCCACGGTTTTGTAATTGCTTGTATGCCGCCTTTCCGATCGTCAACGCCGTTGCGTCCTCTCCATGCCAAAGCGCCAACTCCAACCGTCGGCTTTGTTTGTGATTCTCGGTTGCCACTTGCGTGCGCATCCATGCCGCCGTAACTGCAAGGCCTTCGTTTCGCGCTTTCAGGTGTTTCCATAACTTCGAGCGCTTTACATTGCCATAGCCCCAGTTGAACGCTAAAGACTTAATAGCCCATTGTTGGCGGTGGTTTAGGCCGGGTAAATCCTTTTTGATCTGCTCGCCTAAGTTGTGGAAAGTTTCATACATCATTTCCCGCGCTTGCACTTCGCTGACTTTATAACCCTGCTTTTTCACGATCTTTTTCCATGCGGGCGACAAATACTTAATATGGTTGCCGTAGCCAATCGCCCACGTATCGCCGTCTTTGTACCGCTCCAATTCCCGCCCCGGATGCCCCATCGCTTCGCGCCGCTTAGTTTCGCAAATCACAATCCGAAAAACATTTAAGTCGCCGCTTTCGGTTTTCCATTGGTTAGCCTGTTGTTGGGCGCCGGATATTCGCCGCACGGCTTCGCGGATATCGCCAACAATATTACTTCCGGCTTCCGCCGTTGGCACGCGCACCATACCCTCGGGCTGCATTTCCGCGTTCGGGTCTGGCTCGTATGGTGGGTAGGCTTCGTAGCCGTCCGGGTAATTCCCATCGAATTCGACGGGATTAGATTCCGGTATTTCCATTGTGCGGGTCGCTTTGCCCTTGCGCCATGTGAACGGAGCAGCAAGGTATAGGGTAGCGCCCAGCGCGGCCACCATTATCCAGCCGCGAATTTCTTTTTGTTTGTCTTGCTTTGTCATGTTGTAAAGTTTAAAATTTTAACGGTTGCTTTTCCGATCCTCCCAGCGCTGAATCGCGCAAAGCAGCATGTAAGCCGCAAATACAAGAATAACTAAGTTCATGGTTGCTGTCGTTGTCATGGTGCAAATTTAAGTTAAAAAAGTTTAATAAATTCAAATTTTATCATTTGGGTATCCAGTCAGCCAGTTGTACCGCTTCCGGCTGTCAAACATAGCCTTGCCAAAGTTAGCAAACAAAACCCTATCAATCTCCACATTGCGCAGGTATTCCGCCTGCAAATACTTAGGCACGTCCTGCATCGGCAACTCGGTATTTTTGATAATCGCCTCGGTAGTAGCGTCCGCCACCTTCCGCGCAGCCGCTACGTTTTCTTTGGGTCGGCCGCTCTCGCTCCGTTCGCCGGAAAAAGCCATGTGATACCGGATAATGAACTTTTTGCAGTTCGTGGCGACAAAATTAGAAGTCTCCATAAATACAATTTTTAATGTTAGTAAATGTTTCTGTTGTGAGTAGTTTTTCGGGCGTGGTTCTCAGTAGCAGGATTCCGGCGCAAGCCATCGCGTTATATTTTTCCATGTCCGCCAAAAACCCCTTCGGCCTCGTGTGCCTGCCTTGTGACCAGACGCCGCCTTCTACTTCCAGCGCCACCCGGCGTCCGTTGTGTTCGAAGTAGTAGTCTATCCGCCATTTCCGCTTTGCGTCGAATCGATATTCGGGCGTTGGGGCTGGCAGGTGGTAGGCTTCGCAGGCTTTGATGAAGAAGTTGGTTGTTCCGGTCATGTTGTTGCTTTGATCTTTTTAAAATCCGTCTGGCTATCATTTTCGTGGCGTCACGAAAATGGTTTGTTTGATGTTAATCAATATTACAAAAACACTCAAATTCAATTTCACTATCAAATAACTCAGGAGCCGAATTTATCAAAGACAAGGTCTGCTCATAACTTATATTTTTATTGAATGTCCCGCCTGTGATTTTTTCCATTTTAGACCACCATTCGACCTTTGTTGGATTTTCTTTTATAATCTTTTTGATTCTTGCCCGCGACTTTAAAAAGCACAAATCACAGTTGCCTTCATGTTCTTGTAATTGCAAATCAAAAGGCTGTTGTTTCCAAAAATTTAAAACATCCTGTTTGCGAATGCGCATTTGATAAAGCGGCGCTATTGAATCGTATGGTTCTTTTTTGCAGGCATCTTTAAGCCTTGCGTATCTGCGCGGCTCGTCATACCTTATCCCTATTGCGTTATCCCAATTTTTAAAACCAAGCGACTTCATAAATTTTTTAATCGGCCTGATTTTTAGTTCGGTAGTACAAAATCTGGCAACAACATTTGGTAGGTACTTGCGCTTTTTTATAAGAGCCTCATAAGGTTCTCCGTTTCTTGACGCGGTTTGAAAATCAACAACCTTAAATCCGTTTTCTGGGCAATATTCCAGCCATATAATAGGGGCAAAATAAACTTCAAAATCATGAACGAATTTTAATGTAGATTCTTCTTCTTTTCCTGTATTTGCAAATACCAGAATGCGCTCATTTTCTGGCAAATTATCGCAGAGTATTTTAGCCATCATGCCGGACGATCTACCGCCCGAAAATGATATTAGTGTTGGGTGCATAGTTTTCATATCATCGCTTCGATCCGCCCGGAAATAACACCCCCGTACACATCCCCCGCACCCGGTCAAACGCGGGCGCTGAAAGCAGTTCCTGCACGGTGTTGGTATCCCCGTTGGTTATGAAGTGGGTTAATTGGCCGTACGTCCGGTTTCGGGTATAGCGGGTTTCGATTAGGTGTTCATTAATATCTACTTGGTCGCCAAAGTAATTCACATTGCCCGTATGCCTCAAAAATTCATCCAGACAGCGGTCAAAGGTAGCCGCCTGCATAAAATCATAGGTCTTATCCGTGCGGGCAAGCGTGTAAACGTTCGTCATACTACTCCAAGAAAACTTTTTCGGCGAATCCACCATCAAACAAAAACTCATCATTATCCGCATCATTTCTGTTTTCCCCGCACCTGGAAGGCCGTACACCAGCAACCCCTTATTCATCGGCCACGGGCATTCCGGGTCGTTGATAAAGTACTGAATCAGCCCGCGAATTGTCGCTGCCAGTTCGCTGTCTTTCGGAATATCCCACGCGAACGGCGCGCCGCTAATCCCCTCGATTTCATCAGCCCGAAAGTTGAGCAGATCCACCACAATTTTCCGCGCTTCGGAATAGGCCATTATTTGCCCGTAGGAACGTTTATTTTTTGCCTCGCGGCGCGTAGTACTGTACACCCTGTTCCAGTACGCCTGAAGGGCAGCAGCGGCCTCCTGCGATGTTTCCGCGTTTGACTTTCTCGCGGCGTTTTGCCGGGCGCGTAAATCTTCAAGGGTTAAGCCTTTTGCAAGTTCCAGCGCCAACTTGTCGATTTCATTTTCCATAAGTTAAAAAATTTGTTTGCGTTTGTAGGCTTCGGCGTCCAAAGTGACGTCGTTAATCCCGTTTTTCCGGCTCGGGCCGGGATTCGGCGCGCCGGCCCCGGTGAAATTTCGTTTTTTCCGTACCCAGCTGACAAAATGCCGAACTAAATCCGCCTCCGATTCGTGAACCTTCCCCGTGGCCTGCATTTCGGCCGCGAACGCCGCGCGCAAATTTTCGACCCGTTCAACCGATAACGACCCTTCCGCCTCCGTTGCCAGCAGGTCGGCTGTTTTTTCAGTCAGGGCTGCCATGATTTTTTTTTCTTCAAAAATTGAAGATGACGGCGGCGACGTTGGCGACGGCTCGTGCGTGCGTGCGCACGCATCATCAACATCTACTTTATCTTTATCTTTATCTTTACTTTCCTTTATCTTTACTTTATGTACTTTAGACGTCGCGTTGCCGTCTAAAACGGGATTATAGACGTCTATAACTCCCGGCGGCGCGTCTTTTTTCCCTTTCACGTTCTCGATCCAGCGGCGTTTTCTCTCGCGGCTGTCCTGTAATGGCTGCATTCGCTCAATAAGTGCGGGGCATTCGATGTATTCTTCGTTTTGGTCAAATAGTTTTAGACGTCTAAAACTCGACATAATGCGTTCCAATTCCTGAACATCAATTCCGAAGTCCCCGGCCAATATTTCCATCGTAAGTTCGTCCACCTGTATCCTGAACTGGTCGGCCTTGGTAAGCACTTCCAGCGTCATGCAGTAGATAGCGTAGCCCACAAGCCCGTGCTTTGCCCGCAAAGCTTTGATGCGCGGATTATCCCGCATATCGTTATCGTGGCTAAAGTAGTCGGCGTTGTTTTTTAATGGTCGTGCCATGTTACGTCATTTCAATGGTTTGCAAAAATACCGGAAGCGTAGTATCTACCTTAGCCTCCAAAGACAGGCATTTTAGGCGTATTTCAGTCAGCGTGTCGGCGTCGGCCATCTGATTGCCCCGGAGCGACTTTTGCGCCGTCCGCATTTCCAGCACCAATTTCGCCAGCCCCTTTCCAGCCATCCGCGCCGCGCCGTTGGCTTCTAATTCGGTTTGCGCTATTTGAGCTGCAAGGTCGGCCGGGTCAAAGTACCGGATTTCGCCGTCGGCGTCTGACAGGCAGATGTATTCGCTCATAGGTCGTTTGTTTGCTGTGTCATCAGTTCATCCGCGCGTTTCTTGTCGGCTGCTGTCATATCCTTTTCGTCAAACGGCTCGTTCGTGTCCAGCCTCATGATTGTTTTCATCCCCATCACGGGCATGTGGTACACCACCTCACACTTCACCGGGCGCTCTTCTGTTCCGTTATGCAGCATATCGGTAAGGTGCTGCACATCGGCCGCCTCTGCCATGATCTGCAGTTTAAATTTTTGCATTTCCTCTTTTCGCTGTTCCTCAAGTTCCCGAAGGCGCATCAGTTTTTCCGTAAGATTTTGCCCGATCTCGATTTTTTCTTCATCAGTCAGGGCGACGGGAATCATAAGTGTTTTAATCTCTTGCATGTTTAAAAAATTTGAATGTTAGTATAATCCGCCACTATCCTTTGTGACTGGGCGGGGAAGTCATTTCTAAGAAACCAAATCGTAAATGGATCTTCAGCCGTAACGGGCTGGTCTTTATTTTTGCCGAAGTTCCAGTACAATTTCCGGCCGTTATCCTGCCAGTAGGTAAGGTTGGCGAAGTCTGCAATGTCTTTTCCAAATGCGGAAATTTCATGCAGTTGCTCAAGGTCGGCCAGCCCGTACATTTCCCTTTGGCGGTCGAATATTTGCCGTACCAGTTCCACGTCGCCCGTGTTTCTTTGAGGCGCAAGGTATTCCCTATTCAGGTAGAACTTTACGGCGGCCGCAAAATTGCGCGGCTCCATTTGGTGGTAGATGGATTGAATGTCAATAACCGACACGCTTTCGTGCGGGAAATTATCAATCCCGGCGCGTGCAAATTCTTCAGCGAGCAAAGGAAGATCGAGGCGACGAATAGAAAACCCCATGAAATCGCACCCTTCCAAATATTCCTTCACATCCCATGCAATGCTTTCAAAAGGCGTTCGCGGCAACTTGCGGGCTGTGGTCATCTTTGCCTCGTTCTGCATCGGATTGACCGTGAAGTTCGCCCGGCTGCATTCGCCCGTTTCATAGTCCACTCTCACCACGTCGAGTGTGGCGATATAACAGTTTGATATGATCGTTTTGGCGTGTGGGTTGAATTTGCCGGCCTGTATTTCAATAATTGCTATCTTAGACATATTTCAATAGTTAGTTTTTGTAAGCACGGCGGCCACTCTTTTGCAACCGCCGTGCATGCCTCATGAAAGTGAGCGACCGAACCGGGATTCGAACCC